AAGCATTCCGAGAATTGGACAAAAATGAGAGCTGAAGAATTTGTCAGCGAGAAATGGAGCCGGAAATACAAACGCTCTATAGATTGCTCTAACCCCAAAGGCTTTAGTCAGCGGGCGCATTGCCAAGGTCGTAAAAAGAATGAAGATCTAGATGAATTTGCACCACCAGGCGGCGATGACCGCGAGCCAAACGAAGAAGAAATACTACATCGGCTGGCCGCACAATGGTGGCAGGGGGATGAAGACCCACGTGCCGAACGCACACTGGCTACTATGGGCTGGGAAATAGGCCAAGATGAAGGCTATGACAATGGCGGTGCTTTTGTTGTTCGTGCTGGAGATATCAACGGTAACAGTTTTATTTCGTGGCCAGCAGAAGAATTAGAATCTCATCAGCTCGATGAACTCATGTTCAAAGGTAGTCAGTGTACCAAAGACTGCTCAGGACATCGTGCAGGATACGAGTGGAGTGCCCGCAAAGGCAATCGCACTGCTAATTCATGGAGCCAGAGTTTTAACAACGGGGCTGCCATACGCAATGCAGGAAGATAACATGAACGAATATCCAGTATATCCAGAAGACGATGGCTATGATCGTCATCGCAATCCTTATTCACCAGTATGAGATTGAACGAAATACAATTGGGTCGTAGTGTTACCTACAATTTCTACGATATCTATTCCTTGGTCAAACAGCGAGAAGGACGTCCGGGCTTGACCATACGCCTGCGCAATGACCGTCCAGCAGAAACAAAAAAGTCAGGCATTTATGTTTGGAAACATCCTGACTGGGGATATTTCTATGTAGGCATTGCCGCCGCTGACAACTTCACAGCACGTTGGCACAAACACATCCAAAAGTTATTGGATCAGTGTACATCGGCTGCACAGATGCACAACTGGAAACAGTTTGCCGATCGATTTGCCGCGGCCGGTTATGGCATTGATGATTTAAAAGATGTACAACTGCGTTTCTATCCTATAACCACTGTGGCACAGCACGGTAACAAAGAACAATTAAAACAAGAACTCAAAGCCATTGAAGACCGACTCACTGCCTGGCTCAATCCTGCCTGTAACTATCAGCACGATCCTGCACGGCCCAGTGCTACACGATATCCTCCACCGAGGACACCCAACACACCTTAGGACCGCTATGGTGCGTGGCCGGCTGCTGGCCTGACTGACGGATTCGCTACCCCTAGGTCAAAAGTGAGCATAATTACTAGATGCAACAAATCATCAAGTTCAGCAATCTAAAACCTGTACCCAAGCCGCACTTAAAAGGAAAATTTTGCTCTGTTCCATTCAATGATATTTCTGTAGACCCCAACGGTGATTTTACCATGTGCAAATGTCAATTACACATGCCGTTTGTTGTGGGCAATGCTAAAACAACTAGCATTGAACAGGCTTGGAACTCTGAACTTGCCAATGCGGTGAGAGATTCTGTAATACAAGGAACATTTGATTATTGTAGTTGGAAGTGCCCAGGGCTCAAACAACTTGAAAATCAAGTTCCATCCAATATCAAAATCTCAACACACCCTACTTGGATAAACATCAGCAATGATCTATCTTGCAACTTAAAATGTCCTAGCTGTAGAGAGCATGTAATCATCGAAAAAGATCCGGTCATACTAGAAAAACAAAATCAACTCATTGATGAAATAGTCAGTTTCAAAAATTCCATAGTGGTCAACCCATGCAACAATGGTGAACCATTGGTGAGTCCATCTACAATGTATCTTTTAAAAAACATAGACCAGATGGATCTCAAACATGTAAAACTATACCTGTCTACCAATGGAACATTGATCTATAGATATCGAGACTTGATTGCAAGCATCAGTGATCGTATTGTGGGCCTTGGCATCAGCATAGATGCGGCCACCGAAGGTACCTATCAAAAGGTCCGAGGTGAACTGTGGCAAGATTTGATGCAGGGTATACAATGGCTGTTTACTCTCAATAAACCAATCCATGCCACTGCTCGATTTGTGGTGCAGGGAAAAAACTATCACGAAATGCGAGACTTTGTGACCATGACCAAAAATCTTGGGTTCCAAGATGTGCATTTCCAATTGATAAGAGATTGGGGACACTGGTCAGATCAATGGTGGGATCAAAATAAACTATCGTCTGAAGAGATGCGGTGTGTACAACAGGAATCGACCAAGCTGAAAGAAGAATTTGGCAATTTTATTATATTCGATTCGGAATTTTTGATCTAAATAGTGTTGCATATAACCAAAATATAGTGTATACTAGTTAGACTTTATGGAGAGTACCAAATGGACAAAACTTTTAACAACGAACAAAAAATCAAACTCACTCAAATCATCAACGAAGGCATGCAGGTCATGCACGAGATTGAAACACTCAATGGTGGGCTGACAGATACGATCAAAGCAGTGGCTGAGGAAATGGAAATCAAACCCTCTATTCTCAAGAAGGCCATCAAGCTGGCACACAAGGCTGAGTTTGGTCGTGAACAACAGGATCATGCTTTGCTAGAAACAATTTTGACCACTGTTGGCAAAACTCTATAATTACTGTTATCACAACAGCGCCTCGCCCGCGATACGGGCATGAAGAACGGCATGAGTGGGCCATAAGCCACCTGGAGAACAATGAGTTACGTTGACGCACTATTTGATCGTGAACACGATCGCATTCATGTAGTAGAACGCCGGAATGGGCTTCGCGAGTATCGCGAGTACCCGGCCACATACGTGTTCTACCATGATGATCCCCGAGGCAAGTTCCGTAGTATCTACGGCAACTCTGTTTCAAGATTTTCCACACGCAACAACAAAGAGTTCCGCAAAGAACTACGCATCCAGTCAGGCAAAGGTATCTATGAGTCAGATATCAATCCTGTGTTTCGATGCTTTGAAGACAACTACAAAGGTCAAGATGCACCCCGACTGCAAACATGTTTCTTTGACATTGAGGTAGACTTTGATCCTGAGCGTGGATTCTCCAAACCTGACGATCCATTCAACCCTATCACTGCTATATCAGTGTATCTTGACTGGTTGGATCAGTTGGTCACCTTGGTAATTCCTCCCAAGTCAATGAGCGCAGAAACTGCCAAAGAGATTGCCGCACAGTTTGAAAATACCATGCTGTTTGATCGTGAAGAAGACATGCTGAACACGTTCCTGGATCTCGTTGACGATGCAGATGTGTTGAGTGGTTGGAACTCAGAAGGTTTTGACATACCGTACACAGTGCAACGTATCACTCGTGTGCTCAGCAAAGACGACACACGTCGCATGTGTTTATGGAATCAATTTCCCAAGCAACGAACCTTTGAACGCTTTGGTGCAGAGAACTTGACCTTTGACTTGATTGGTCGAGTACACATGGACTATATGCAACTTTATAGGAAATACACATATGAAGAACGTCATTCCTACTCGCTGGATGCCATCGGCGATCATGAGCTTGGAGAGAGAAAAACTCAGTTTGAGGGAACGCTGGATCAGCTATACAATCAAAACTTCAAGACATTCATCGACTACAACCGGCAAGACACCATGTTGCTTGCCCGCTTGGACAAAAAGTTACGATTTCTAGACCTTGCCAATGAACTGGCACATGCCAACACTGTGTTGTTGCAAACAACCATGGGTGCTGTGGCAGTGACAGAACAGGCCATCATCAATGAAGCCCACGAACGTGGACTAGTAGTTCCTAACCGCAAAGAGAGACTCACAGATGAAGACACACAAGCCGCAGGTGCCTATGTTGCTTATCCCAAAAAAGGCATCCACGAATGGGTCGGTGCCATTGACATCAACTCGCTGTATCCCTCGGCTATTAGAGCCCTCAACATGGCGCCAGAAACAATCATTGGACAACTCCGGCCAATAATGACTGATAGGTATATCAAGGACAAAATGAACTCTGGGTCTAGCTTTGCGGCTGCCTGGGAAGGTTTGTTTGGAAGCCTTGAATACACAGCAGTGATGGAACAACAACGTGGTACAGAGATCACCATAGACTGGCAGGATGGAGAAGAAACTGTGCATTCTGCTCCAGAAGTGTGGAAGATGATCTTTGATAGCAATCAGCCTTGGATCTTATCAGCCAATGGCACAATCTTTACCTTTGAAAGTGAAGGTGTGATTCCTGGCTTGTTGGCACGTTGGTACAGAGAACGCAAAGAACTACAGGCCCGACTAAAAGAAGCAACAAGCAAACAGGATCAAGAGTTCTGGGACAAACGTCAGTTGGTCAAGAAGATTAACTTGAATTCACTGTATGGTGCTATTTTAAATCCTGGCTGTAGATTCTTTGACAAGCGCATTGGTCAGTCAACCACCTTGACAGGACGTGCCATTGCCTATCACATGGATGCCTATGTCAACGAATGTATCACCGGCAAGTACGATCACGTAGGCGAAAGCATTATCTATGGTGACACAGACTCTGTGTACTTTAGTGCCTGGCCGGTATTGTCTAAAGAAGTCAAAGAAGGTCGCATGACATGGTCAAAAGAAATGTGTGTGCAACTCTACGACAGCATTGCTGATCAAGTCAACGACAGTTTTCCAGGCTTTATGGAGCGAGCATTTCATTGCCCTAGAGAGATGGGATCAATCATCAAAGGCGGTCGTGAACTTGTGGCAGACCGCAGTTTGTTTATTACCAAGAAACGCTATGCTGTCAACATCTATGACAAAGAAGGCAAGCGCAAGGACGTTGATGGCAAAACAGGATCAATCAAAGCCATGGGCTTGGATTTAAAGAGATCTGATACACCCAAAGTCATTCAAGACTTCTTGTGGGACTTGTTAGAGCGTGTGCTCAATGGTAGCCAACGAGATGAGATCATTGAAATCATACGCAAGTTCAAATACGAATTCACCGAGAGACCAGGTTGGGAGAAGGGTAGTCCCAAACGTGTAAACAATCTCACACAGTATCAAAAGAAAGAAGAGCGTGAAGGTCGTGCCAACATGCCTGGACATGTGCGAGCAGCCATGAACTGGAACAACATGCGTCGAATGAACAGCGACAACTATTCATTGCAGATTGTTGATGGAATGAAGACCATTGTGTGCAAACTCAAATCGAATGCTTTGGGATGGACTTCAATTGGCTACCCCACAGATGAGATGCATTTGCCACAGTGGTTTAAAGAACTGCCATTTGATGATGGTGAGATGGAAGCCACTGTGGTAGATCAAAAGATCAACAACTTGTTGGGTGTGCTAGAGTGGGATCTCGGGTCTGCTACCAACACAACAAATACTTTCCAATCACTGTTTACATTCGAATGAAGCTCAGCCGACTGATTACTTATAAATTCATGATTGACAATCTCAGTGTCAAGCATGTGTACGATGAAATTGAAAACCTACTACAACATGTAATCACTGACCTTGACGTGCAAAATATAGATTTTGACAACATCAAGACCAACATGAAGAGCAATAAAAAATTAGCATTGGACACACTTGACACCATTGATCAGGACATACAACGATTTAAACAAGCACTAGATGGTTTTGTTAAAAGCGTAGAGGAACCATACTACGCTAAAAGTATGGCTGTGTATCAAGAAGGGATCAACGACTCTGCTGACTATATTTTAGATAGACACAACTTTAAAAAACTTTTATATCAACAAGAAACCTTGGATTTCTTCTCTGGCAGAATTAGAGATCTTGGCCATTGGAAATGGCCTGCCATGGAAATAAGACCAGCACACGGCGAAATCTCACAACACCTTGTGGCGTGCGATCCATTGTATCTAGTAGACACCGATCCTGAGCTGTTCAAACATGTTAAAAAAATGTGGAATCCAGAATATCAACGCAGACTCAGATATTACACAGTGAGTGAAAGCGATCGTCGGATATTTCATCAACTTCCGCAATTTCAGTTTGGGTTGATCGTAGCTGTGGATTTTTTTAACTTCCGGCCATTGGATTTGATTGAACGATACCTCTTAGAGATTTACCAACTACTGAGACCGGGCGGAATGGTAATCTTTACTTACAATAACTGCGATTACCCAATAGGGGTTGACAATTTTGAAAATTCGTATTATTGTTATACACCAGGTAGACATGTCAAGGCCATGGCCGAAAAAATTGGTTTTAGAGTGGCGGCGAGCTTTGATTTAGAAAACAATGTGAGTTGGCTGGAGTTGCAGAAGCAAGGAACCAAAAGCAGTTTGCGTGGCGGACAAACACTAGGCAGAATATCAAGCATTTAATAGGAGAAAACGATGAGAGATAATTTATTAGATTTAGTAGAACATACATTCGATCTTGGGTGTATTGAATTGATCAAGATCACAGGCACAGACAAAGAGACCACCATTGACGGTGTGGCCACAGACAAGAGTGTGGTGTTGCAGGCCAAATTTGCCAACCCAGTGGCAGACTTTATTGGTACATTTGGTATGCCAAATCTTGGCAAACTCAAGATCCTGTTAAACTTACAAGAGTACAAAGAAGATGCACAGATCACTGTGATCCGACAGAACCGCAATGGCGTAGATTCACCAGTGGGTTTACATTTTGAAAACAAGTCCGGCGACTTTAAAAACGACTACCGTTTCATGGTATCAGAGGTTGTTGCAGAACAGCTCAAGCAGTTTAAAATGAAACCGGTGCCATGGGCAGTGGAGTTTGAACCCACAGTGGCCAGTATCCAGCGTCTCAAAATGCAAGCACAGGCCAACGCAGAGACTCCAAACTTTATGGCCAAGACAGAAAACGGCGATTTGAAATTTTTCTTTGGTGACCATAGTACCCATGCTGGCGACTTTGTGTTCCAACCTGGTGTGTCGGGCAAACTCACCCGTCCTTGGTTATGGCCAGTGTCGCAGTTTATTTCCATTATGAATCTCACAGGAGACAAAACTGTGCGGATCAGTGATGATGGCGCCACAAAGATCACAGTTGACAGCGGCATTGCTGTTTATGATTATATCCTTCCAGCACTCAGCAAGTGATTAGAGATGTAGTACGATACAAAGCACCTCCAGTTTGGGGAGTGCTTTGCATTGACATTTGGCAAGATGACACCAACAATGAGTTTTATCAAAATGCCTTGACTCAGTTAGCCCAATATCCCATTGCTGGAGTAGTAAACTGTACAACCAATATAGTCATTGACTATTCAGATAAAAGCATTTATAATACACTTAAGAACTATCATTGGGCTGCCGACACTATCAACAGTCAGGTCAATGATAATGCCCTGTTTGATTTGATTAAAAATGCTGGTGAGTGTCAGACAACTCAACTCATCCACGACAAATTATTTGATCAACAAACGGTGCACCTAAGTAGAAGAGAAACTTTTATACACCAAGGGCATTACTATTGGCCAGAAATACAGGATTGGATTATTTTAGGAAGTGCATGGGGCAAATGTGTTCATTATGGACCGTTGGGCGTGGATACATTGGTAGAAATGCCTAACCATAGATTTCATATTTTCCCTGACTGGAGCATACAAACTGAGGACAAGCAACCGCCAACTACTCAACAGATACACGATGATTTTTTTGTGTGGGCTCCTATAGACCACGGCGGGTACAGATTGATAACACGAGCAAAGAACCACAAATGGACAGAGAACCAGAACAACTAGTACAGGACAATTTAACTGCTAAACAAAGCGACTATGCTGTGTTTCTTCCAGCCATCAGTAGTTTCTATGCTGGTTACATTGGTCGCGAACGACATGGCGTAGGACTTGACGCAGGCAGATTGCCAGCAGGCATTGGTGACATGGAGGGCATGAACTGGTTGAATCCTCAGAAAGCATTGTTTCCGTATCGTTGGAGTTTGTATTCAGCAGGTCATGCCAACTTGGATTTAAACAAGTTTGATGCCAAAGAAGACATGGTTCGCAACAGAGATCCCAACACCATCATGTTGGCAGACTCAGGCGGGTTCCAGATTGCCAAAGGTGTATGGCCCGGACGTTGGGCAGACCCCACAGATAAAAAAGCTGAAGCACAACGAGAGAAAGTTCTTAAATGGCAAATGGGCATATCCACCTATGGTATGACCATGGATATTCCCACATGGACCTTCCGTGACCCTGTGGCAGCCAAAGCATCGGGCATTCACAGCTATGATGACGCAGTCAGCGCCACACAATACAACAATGAGTTTTGGATTGCCAATCGCTTTGGTGATACCAAGATCTTAAACGTATTACAAGGTGGTAATCATGCCGAAGCTGATCACTGGTATGATCTAATGAAACACTACAGTGACCCCAACAAGTACCCAAACCGGCATTTCAATGGCTGGGGCATGGGCGGTCAGAACATGTGTGATGTACACTTGGTTCTCAAACGCTTGGTACATTTAATTCATGATGGCTTGCTGGAAAAGGGCGTACATGATTGGATGCACTTCTTGGGCACATCAAAACTAGAATGGGCAGTATTGCTTACAGACATTCAACGTGCTATCCGCAAATATCACAATGCCAACTTTACCATATCGTTTGACTGTGCTTCACCGTTCCTGGCCACAGCCAATGGACAGATTTATACGCAACTTCGCACAGCCAATCGTGGCAAGTGGTCATACATGATGAGCCCCACAGCTGATGACAAAAAGTATGCCACAGACACTCGCACCTTTAGAGATGCTGTGTTACAGGATAACATACATGATGTGTTTGAAGACTCACCAATTTCTGCTAGAATGGCTATCAAAGATGTTTGCATTTACAAACCTGGTGACCTAAATAAGATCGGTAAAGAAGGTCGTACTTCGTGGGATTCATTCTCTTATGCATTGATGATGGGTCATAATGTTTGGCACCATATTCGAGCAGTGCAAGAAGCCAATCGACGCTATGATGCAGGCGAGTCACCAGACATGATGGTACATCCAATTAACCCAGACTTTGATGTACGCCCTATTATA